CGACGCTGACGTTACTGTGAGCGTCGACAATTCGCAGCATCTGACCGTACTGCGCGACATGGGCGATGCAGAGCTTCGGGAGTTACTCTGCCGCCTAGACGCTGATACGCCCCAGATTACGGACGCCGACACGGGTACAGCGATAGGGGCCGACACGGGCCCAGGCCCGTAGCAGCGTCTAGGCGTCTAGGCCCCCCCCCCGGCCGTAGCCCCCCCCTGCATGGCTTAGGCTCGCGGGATCTTAGAGGATTCTTTGGAGAGGTTTGGAATTCTGGACACTTTGGGGCGAACCGCATGTACCCGTTCAGAGTTCTGAGTCGGATTCAGCGATTCTTCGCATCACGGTAACTATTCTGGTACCTCTGGTTCCAGTTCCGCCCTATCGTTTTTGGGAGAGGTGCGCCCTGAGAAGAGAGGGGGGTGATAGGATTGCCACACAAGCCTGGAACGGCGGAATGGGAAAGTAGATATCTGCCTGACGGTCCCGGGTAAGACCTGAAACTGCGTCCTTGGTGGGTTTTCGGATAAAGGGGGGTCGCTGTGCACAAGCGGCAGCAGTCTATGGGCTGTGGGAACGCCCCTCCGAAATCCTAGCCGTCTGAACCCATCTTGTGCTGATGGGCGTAGGACGGTCATTGAGGGAGGGACGGTCTCAGCCCGGCCTCACGGATGATTTGTCGGACAATCATCAGATAAGCCTGGATTCTCAGTTCGACTCTGGGTCCCGCTACCATCGGATGGTTTTTACGGCAAAATACCATCAGTGATATAATCGTTGAGACGCCAGTCACTGGCTGCGGAGCCAGGGGGGGGGTCGCCCTCAGCAAGGAGGTCTCGTCAGAAATGGCGGGGCCTCTTTGTGTTATGATGGGTTCGTGCACGGTAGTCTCCGCCGTCTCTCGTCTGTTCCTATGTTCATGGTGCAGCCACAGGTTCCGCGCAGAAGTGTGGCGCCTACCGAGGACGGGGAAATCCGGGGACTGCTTACAACAGAGGCACTTGGTAACCTCTCGGCTTAGCCGCTGAGAGAACCTCGGGCCTCTGTTCTTTTCTTCCCCTGCCGCGTACAATGCCGACCATCAGTACGACACGCGCCCTCTCAAGACCTGCCCTGCCGCATGAATGAGTTCGACTCCCTCGGCCTCGGCCCGTATCCGAACGTTCCCTTCGGCTTCGCCCCCGACCAGGCCGTCATGCTGGCCATCGCCTCGATCAAGCAGCAGGTCTACGAGGAGCACCCCGACTGGTTCTACAAAGATCATGGTATGGTTGCTGTCCGCGCCGAGTGTCACCGTAAGGTGATTGCCGCCACCCTACAGGTCGTGGCCAACCAGGCCGTGCAGGCCCCCGTGGACGCCACCATCGAGATCACGAACGCACCCATCTGGTACAACTGACCGTGACGACTAAACCCGCGGGGCCCTCGGTAGAGGAGCAGAAGGAGCAGTCAGCTGCTTTGGCTGAAGAAAAGCAGCAGTGGCGGCTCTCGATCTGCATGTCCCTGGCCGAACGGCATTTCGGTGACTTCCTGGACTTCGTCTATATCTTTGAGACTTCCTCCGTAGACGGCACTGGCGGAGCCCGGCGGAAGTTCACCAAGTGGCCCCACCTCATGGAGATGGTCGAGGCCCTGCGGACGAAGCGCCTCATCGTTGTCCTGAAGGCCCGTCAGCTCGGTTTCTCCTGGATTGTCGCCGCCTATTCCATCTGGCTTTGCCTCTTCCACGAGTATTCGGTCGTCCTGTTGCTGTCCCTGGGCCAGAACGAGGCAAAGGACCTGCTGGCCAAGGCGCGGTTTATCTACGCGAATCTCCCTCCCGCATGGCACGCCAAGCTGGGGACGGACTCCACCCAGGAGATGTCCTTCCCCGCAACGCATTCGGAGATCACAGCCCTGCCCGCGACAAAAGATGCCGGCAGGGGCAAATCAGCCTCCCTTGTGGTACAGGACGAGGCCGAGAAACACGAGTACCTGGGCGACAACTACTTTGCTGTCAAGCCTACCGTGGACTCTTCCGGCGGGCAGATGATCATGGGGTCCACGGCGGACAAGAAGAAGATTAGCTCCCTGTTCAAGGAGCTTTTCCGCGGCGCGCCGGAGGACGGCTGGGAGCCTCTTTTCTGGCCCTGGCACGCCCGGCCCGACCGCGACCAGTCGTGGTACGCCCAGAAAAGGGTCGAGGTCGCCGTGATGCCCGAGGCTCAGGAAATCAGCCCTGAACTCTACATGGAGCAGGAATACCCGGCCTCAGCCGCGGAAGCCCTGGCCCCAGGTCGAGCCCTCGCCGCCTTCGACCACGACAGGCTAAGGGAGATGCAAGAACATGACATCCGGCAACCTATCCGATCCATCGACGGACGTATACATATATACCGAGATTGGCGACCAGGAGTTCGTTATGCCGCTGGTACTGACACCAGTCACGGAGGAGGGGGAGACTACGGAGCGACGGTTGTCCTTGAACGAGATTCTGGAGTTGTGGTCGCAGATATTATCGCCAACGACCTTAAACCCAATGCCCTCGCATCCCTGTCAATGAAGATGCTGGAGGTCTATCGGAACCCCATCTGGGGCATCGAGAACAACGACTGGGGCAAGGCCACCGTGGACGCTGCCCTGAACGAGAAGTACCCCCGTCTATATAAGGTCACCACGCAGCGGGGCACGACCCAGTACGGCTGGCACACGAATATCAAGACCCGTGTCACCCTCTGGAACGACATGATCGAGGCCGTCGCCACCGGGTCTTTCCATACACCGAACGAGGCCGGCCTAGAGCAGTTCTTCTCCGTCATCCGTAACCCCGAAAAGGAGATGCGGCCCGAGGCCATGAAGGGCGCCCACGACGACTACCCGATGGCGGCCGGCATCGCATGGCAGATGCGAGCCCACAGCTTCGGCGAGGCCATGACGATAAAGGTGAAACGGAGATGACAGAGCGACGCATCTTCACTTAGGTTCCTCTGTCGGGCCTGTTTCCAGCACTTTGCCGCTGACGTTCAGCCTACTTCCTGATTGACAAGCGTCCCGTATTCGGCTTAGACTCAGGACATGGCTTCGACTATAAGGTACGAGGCTCCTAGCCTCCGTCCCATGCAGGCACCCCATTGCCCCGTCGTTGAGCATCATATTTGGTGGTGCGACAAGCACGGTGAGCCTCACACAGCCTGTCCGCACGAATATCCCAACTGCCCTGACAGGATGGTGGGGTGGGACGAGGTGACGAAGGAAGAGTACGAGGCTTTAAATGCCTAAGCCCGAATCCATCGTGGCGATGGTCGAGGAGCAGGAAGACCACCTCCGCAGGCGTCACCGGCGCATGGAGGCCGACTACCGCCTGTACCGGCTGGAAGAGACCCTGCCCGACCAGGCAGGCGACAAGCCCGAGGAGAACAAGGGCTTCCGCATCTTCACCGCCAACGAGCCCCAGACCTACGCCGACAAGATTATCGCGTGGCTCATCGACTCCAAGATGATAATGAACAGCTTCCACCCCACGTGGAAGCTGCACCCGCCCCAGGTTGATACAAACCTGAAGCGGTTCTACCTCGGCTCCGAACGAGCCGCCAACGAGCGGCTACGGCGGATGTCGGTGGTGGGCCAGTCCGAAGTCAGGTCGTCCCTGGGCTCCTTCATCGCCCTCCGTGGCTGGTATGCCACAAGGGCGCTCTTGCGGAAGGACGCCAAGGAGAAATCTTTCACCGACATCACCCCGTGGGACCCCCTGCACGTCACGGCAGTCCCCGGCGAGGACGGCTTTGAGTGGGCCTGCTACAAGATCCCCAAGACCCCTGGCGAGATAAAGGCCGAGTACGGCGTGACGATCAAGAAAGAGGACGAGGACTGGGAAGAGGGCGGTGTCTGGGTCTACGACTGGTACAACTCCAAGAATAACCAGGTCACCACCAAGTCCCGTACCCTGAAAGGGGAGTCAGGGACACGCAATCCCTCCCCGCACGGCAGCCCTCGTGTTCCGGTCGTTCTCGGGGCCGTCCCTAACCTGCCCCTGTTCCACTCGAACGAGATCGCCGACACCACGGCCGACTACGGCGAGTCGGTCTTCAAGGCCGTTCGGAACCTCTACAAGAACCTCAACTTCGCCGTCTCCATCTGGCTGGAACTCGGTGGCCGCGCCCGCAAGCCGCCGACGACCATCACGTCCCCGACCGGCGAGGTGACCCTGGAAGAGACCCCCTGGGTTGAGGGCAGCGAAACGTCCCTTCCTGAAGGCGCCGCTATCCAGGCACTGGAGCTGCTGAAGGCCACGCCCGATCTGGACAAGCTGGTGGCCATCATCAACGGGATGATGCAGCGCGGCTCCCTGCCCCACACCGTATACGGTGAGATCCCCTTCCAGCTCTCAGGCTTCGCCATCAACACCCTGAAACAGGGTATCGGGACAGTCATCTCGCCCCGCTTGCTAGCTTTGAAGAACGCCTACACGGACATCTTCCAGTTGCTCCGTGACCAGTATTCCACCGGCGCCTTCCGCACGATGGAGCTAACGGGACAGGACGCCAACCGTGAGTATTTCTCCGAGGACATCACTCCCGACCAGATTCGAGGGGCCTGCGATATTGAGATTGAGCTTCTGCCTATCCTCCCCGAGGACGACCAGGTCAAGATCGCCATTGCACAGATGATGCGTGACGGCCCGACCCCGTTGTTCGACGACACCTACATCCGAGAGCAAGTCATGGGAGTCCTGGACGCCGATAAGATGGACGAGGTCATCAAGGCCCAGACCTCCGAACGCGCCCTGCCCGAAGCGCAGCTAATGACGATGTGGCGCGCCTCGGACGCGCAGGGCGACGAGCAGATGGCCACGGTGTACAGGGCCGAGCTTCAGTTCGTGCTGGCGATGAAGGCCATGCAGAGAGCACAGCTTGCCCAGAACCCCGCGCAGGGAGCCCGTAACGGACAGAACGGCGGCTCTGAGAACGGGGCTTCGCAAAACGGTGGCGGCCCGACGTTCGCCCCGCAGGTCGCCCCGAACGCGGCACTGGGAGTCCCGCCGCCTGCCCCTACGCCGCAGGGCGGCCCGCTGGTGCCTCCAGGCCAGCCTCGACCAGGCGCGACTGCTGAACCCAGACTATTCGGACCCTCCGGCGAAATACTCGCCTAACAGGAGATTACGATGACCGTAGCACAAATCGAAGCAGGCCTG